ACAACGATTTTAATATTGCCACCGTTGTTCGGAATTCCAATGCTTTCCTCGCTTCAGAGGTACTACTATATGGATCCAAGCGATTTGATCGCAGGGGTACGGTTGGAACTCATAACTACACTCGGTTCCGATACCTACCGACATTTGACGATGTGCGAAAGTTCCTGTCACGAAAGTTCGTTGTCGGAATCGACAATGTTTCTGACGCACAGCCAATTGAACATTATGACTGGCCAGCCCACGAACATGTGGTGATGGTATTTGGACAGGAGCAGGTAGGCATCCCAGAAGATGTTCTGGAACTGTGTGATGTGAAACTTTATATTACCCAATACGGCTCTGTGCGTAGTCTGAATGTTGGGTGTGCCAGTTCGATTGCAATGTATGATTATTGCAGCAAAGTATTAGTTTAATTTTTAAAGATACTTTTTTGGTGTGTCTATGTCTGTTTTAGGGGAGTCAGGGGTTTTTATTTTTATGCGTTGGCGTTTTAAATTTTCGTCATCAACGTTTAATTCTCTAACTCGCATTTCTTTCTTAATAGATTTTATGTCGTGCTCAAAACCACTAAAACCACCAATAGACATTTGGTGATCATGTATTTGTTTTAAAGCATCTCTGTATCTTTTTGGCCCACCCGTTCCCATACTTACTACCGTAACATGCTCACCAGTTTCTGGGTGGTGTATTTGAATGTGTCCGCCTCTTTGTTGTGAAATTCTATATCCAAGAGATCCTGCTAATTTCAATATTTCGTCTGATGCATCTCTATCTGTATGATTAATGCCATACAAATATTTTTGATTTGATGGAAAATCATCGTCTTCGAGTAGTAAAAATTGAGAAAAAGATAACATATAAATATATGTATGCTATCATTTCGTCAATATTTAAAAGAATCATTTTTACTAGAAAATAAAGCTTGGCACCAGTTCGTGGGTCAGCATGGAGCTGAACTATTGAACCGTGCAGGTTTAACAGATCGATATAGTAATTTTTCATCGGAACCCGGTCATGGGACTCCAAAACATGTAACAGATTTTTTAACTCAGATGTTGGGTCTTCATGATTTGACAGATGATGAGGGTCGTTGGGTATTGAAGCATTTCCAGAATGGAAAAATTCAAAGACATGAAGATATACAAGCTACTGTTATTCCAAATTTAATGCGATTGCGTGATGCACGTTCTTCTGGAAAAAGTGATGCTTCACTCAGTAAAATCAAAGGACCAGACGAACTGCACGGACATCTAAGCAGAGTAGACCCCATTGGTGAGGGGTCGTTTGATGAATTAGATCCAGACGAATATACGGTGCATGGAGAAAACAAGCACTGGACTGTTGTCCAGCCTCACACCGAAAGAGCAGCATGTACTTTAGGAAAAGGTACAAATTGGTGTACGGCTTCAACTGGACGACATAATATGTTTGGTCATTATAATCAACGCGGACCACTTCATATATTCATACCCAAAAACCCAAGATATTCTGGGGAAAGATACCAATCTCATAAACCAGAAGAATATTCCCTTCAAATGATGGACGACAGAGATAAACCTGTTTACGACAACCCTAGAATGTCGGGATTACGAACAAGAGAAAGACCATTACCAAAAGAAGTTCAAGATACTTTAAGCCATGTTACGATACATGATGTATTGAGCAATCCGGACTCAAAAGAAAAAGAAGTGTTGGAAGCAATGAAACATCCAAATTTTGCAAAAGACAGCAGCAATGTTGATGTTGCATTGCGATCAAAGCATGAAAAGGTTAGTTTAGCTGCTTTAGATCATATAAGAGAACATGATGTACTAAGTTTACGTTATGCTTTACATTCGCCATTCGAATCAGTGGCTATGAAAGCATTTAAACATCCAAATTTTGATGGATCTGAAGGTAATGTAAATCATGCACTTAGATCTCCACACGAAAGCGTAGCTTTAGCTGCAGTAAAACATCCAAGATTTGCAGATAATCTTTATGGTCCGGACATGGAAGATGCAGTCAGATCACCGTTTAAATCAGTTGCAACAGCAGCAACAAAACATCCGCAGTTTGGAGTTCGTGGAGTTCACATAACCGCGGCGTTAGTTTCTCCACATGAGGAAGTCGCCTTGGCTGGAGTAAATCACCCAAAGTTTAAAAAGGGCGAATATAATCCAGAAGTTGCTCTAAGTAAGAGTAAACACGAATCTGTCGGATTAGAAGCAACAAAACACCCAGATTTTGGAAAATATGGAGTTCTTATGTCGGCACTAATGAATCCACATGAAAGTGTTCAAGCAAAAGCAATAAGCCACGAAAATTTTGGTGATTATGTGGGACATATTACAGCCGGATTGAATTCAAAACATGAAAGCATTGCATTAGCTGCAGCAAATCATCCTAATTTTAGAGGAAAGAACATTTTGGATGCACTTCGTTCACCCCACGAAAGTGTTCAATTGAAGGCAACTGAACATCCAGAATTTGGAAATGACGATCATATGTATCAAATATTTAAGTTTTCTAAACATCCATCTGTAGCTATTAAGGCAATAGAACATCCTTCATTTGGAACTCATTTAGACAACGCTGGTTGGGCGTTAACTCACAGCGACCCAAGCGTAGCTTTCCGTGCATTAATTCATCCTTATGTAAGAGAAGTCCCAGATGCACAAGAATATGCAAGATATTCACCTCACGAAGAAGTTAGAGATGCAGCAAAAAGAATGTATGGGGTATAAATTAAAAATCAAAAAGGATTTATATGGCAGTAATTAAAAACTATAATAGAGAATATCACGATCTTCATTTATTTTCACCCCCGGTTTCATTAGACCCAAAAAATGATGGTATTCCTATTGAGTATAATTCTCGCTGTCCAGCAGCATACTATAATGTTGACTTTTCTGGTTGTGCTGCTAAAAATCAAAGGTTCAATAATAGATCTGCATATGTCCAATCCGATTGGGGAAACATCAATTATTGGAATAACGGTTATTTTGCAGCAGTCTTAATAACACCAAAACATGCGTTGATCTGTCAGCATTATTATGCTGCTATACCATCACAGGTTCACGATCTTAAATGGTTGGGCAAAAGTCAACAAACTTATACCAGAAAAGTAAAAACAACAAAACAATTAAATCCTTATGATTTAAGGTTAGTCGAATTCGAACAAGAATTTCCAGTAGACGATATTAAAATATATTCAAAAATAGCCGATGTAAGATATATTCCAAGAGAAACAGAGATGTGGATGCAAGATGGTCAATGCAGAATATACAGGACTCGGCTTAAAGAAAGTAGAACAAAGGACGGCACAGTCAATACAGAACCGACGACTTGGATGTCGAAGCCTTACACAGACGACGGAATGGGTTATAATGAAGGAATACCATTCAACGGATCAACCGGACCAATTCAAGTTCCAAATGTGTTTGGCGGGGACAGTGGTTCTCCTACATTTGTGTTAGATAAATCCGGAAATACAATCTTAGTAGGATTGGCATTTGGTGGGCATATAATACCCCCCACATTAATCGATATTTTGAAGCAAGAAATAGGAAATCAATATTCTTTAGATTATGTAAAAATATCTGTAAGACCGGGGGACTTTAATCAAGACGGAAAAGTTGATGCAATGGATCAAACTAAATTATTGTCAGCATGGGGAACTAATAATAAAGAATATGATTTAAATGGTGATGGATTTGTCGATGCAGAAGACATGTCTATTTTGATGGCTAATTGGGGAGAATATACAATAGAAAACTCTGTATATAATCCAAACACACAACCACCAATAATACCACCAATTAATATTATTAAACCAAGGTGATCTTATGAGTAGGAAACACAGTGCCGGTAAGGGAGATACATATAGATCTGTAGACTACAAAAAGTGGTCGGAAAATTGGGATAAAATTTTTTCAAAAAAAGGAAAGAAAAATGCCAAACCAGATAATTCACGAAGCTCACAAAGTAAAGTATAAATGGACTTTTAATCAAGACGTTGAAACTGGTACTTTCTGGGACGGAAGTCCATATATTATCAATAAGCCGGGACTAAAGCTTATTGATATGGAAATGGAATCCGAATTTGGTGTTGAAAAACCAAACAGAATTATTGCTGATTTGGAATTGGGTTGGGCAGGAAAAGAAGGATTTAAAGGTGAAATATACATTAACGGTTTGGTAAAAAATCCAAGAGGCATGCATGATTATGGACCAGATGGTACTCCTAGAAGTAAAGGAAATGCATTTGATTCTAGATCATTCGGAACATCAAACAAAGGTTGGACACCGTATAAAACACAACCCGTAAATGGGAAATGGACAAAAGTACCTTTACCAACAAATTTAAATTCATCATATAAAGCATTTGACCTTAATAAATTTTTAGATACAAAACAACAACTGGAAAATGGTGGAATAGAAGTACAATTTGGTGATGTGCTTGTAGTTCAATGGTCTAATTTTGATATCAATTGTCCATACAAATGGAACATTTCAAATGCAAGCGGATATCCTTATCAAAGAATTATGAGCAGATCATGTTCAATGTCTTATGGTACTTTATTTGTCTTGGAGAATCACCCTACTGAAGTTTCATTTAGACCTCCTGTTCTTTGGCCAGAAGAGGATAGAAAAAACAGACCTTTACATGCCGTTTCAAAACTAAATGGTAAATTACCGGGTGATTCTGAACTTGTTGATAATCCCGCACCACAATTTAAAATGCCAACATATGCAAACGATCCATCATTTAAAACATTTTGCTATGGGTTTGCATTTGGTGGTGGTACTGATTATTCTCAAGCGATGCCGCTTTATTCCGCAAGTATAGACGGAAAAATATCTGCATATGGAGCGTATTATCAAGGACCTTTGATGAATCGTTTACAAACATTGTATTCAAAAAATGTTTTACAATCACAAAGATTTGAAAATTTAAAGACAGTAATTCAATGGGGAATTGATGCATTTGGGTCTATTAAGACATATACTTCCACTTCGAGTGGAGCCGGTCAAAAACCATGTACAGCTCGTCCTTGGTCTATCATATCTGGATATTTCTTAAATGAACTTGCTATGCGTATGCCAGAAACTACCATGATTTCAGATACAGCAAGATCAAATGGATTATTGTCGGACAGGGGTGCCGGTGTTGAAAGTGAAGATGGGGAAGAATCAGAATCACAATCAAATGAAAAAATGATTATGATATATGGAGATCCACACACAAGTTTAACAGCAAAGAAAAGGTGGCATGCACTTCAAACAGCACTAGAGGCATTGTGTTATTTTAAAGTTGTTGATCAAGTTGGAAATGATCTTGACTATAGAACTCTTGGTAAAACACATAGAAGAATATTTTCTGCTGTTGGTGCAAATTTAGAAGAAACTAATGAAAATACAAAATATGGGTTGATTCATGTTTATAGGGAAACATCAACTTTTACAGGAAGATTTGCAAAAATTCAATGGAATACAGTTCCTGCAGATTTAAATAAAGGCTGGGCAGCGTCACACGACGGAAAATCGTCAACTTTCTGGTATTCCTATATTAAAGTAATATCGGGTCCGGGTGCTGGTGATACTCTTTACAGAGTTATAAAATCGTGGGGTGATTTCAGAAATGCCAAACCAGAAACTTCTCAAAACATAAGCGGTTATGGTTTTATTTTAGATAGACCTTGGCAAAATGGTCAACCAGATGAAACATCAAAATTTCAAATGATAACTTGCATTGATAAAAATGTCGGAGAAGTGTTCTATCTAATTGGACCAACTCGTTTTAATGGAATGGCAGATGCAAATCTTTCTCCCACAAGCCCCTACGCAGGGATTTGTGAAGTCCTTGTTGTTAAATTATACGGATGGATGAATTACATAGAAAAGAAAACAGGAGTGAATCCTGATTTGGATAAAGACGCAGTTCTTACACATGAATATATTCAAAAAATATTGACCAGCAGTCCTTATGAATGGGTAAGTTACAGCACAGATCATCATTACATGGGTTGTTACCCATGGGATACTGCAATTTTGAACAAATGGTATTATAGACCGAATACCGCAGTCGAGATTGCAAAGACAATAAATTGGTCAACTATTCCGGGAATAAAAACATGGTGTGGCGTAGATGTTAGTACATTTGAAAATAAATTAATTGGTGATTTTAACAATGATGGTGTTGTAGATGCTATTGACCAAGGAATGTTACTAGCAAAATGGGGAACTCAAGATCCAGATTATGATCTTGATGGGGATGGTATTGTTGATGGAAAAGACATGGCTATATTCTTAAGCCAGTTTGGAAAAACGAAAGACAACCCTTGACTGAGTTGATCTGATATGTTACAATATATGACCCCCACATGGTGTGGGGGAGAAATGGAGATTCTATGAAGAATTTTGCTACTGTATTGTCTGGTCTTGTTGCTTCGTCTGCTGTTGCAGCTAATCCTGCACCGGCTGCGGAGGCTGGGCTGGGCAACCTGAAGTTGGACTTTGGCGCGGAGGCGGCAGTGTACAACTTCAAGGGACAAGGTGGTTCGATTCTTTCAGTTGTTCCTGAACTCGAAGTTCATGGTATTGCTGAAGGACTCGTTCTGTTTGCCGAACTCCCTGTGTACTCCGATAACAATGTTGCCGATACTACTGGTCTCGGTGATTTGACTCTCGGAGCATCTTTTCGCGTTCTTCAAGAGGCCACCGAATTTGGTGCCGCTTGGTTGAACGTCGAAGCAGGAGCCGATATCCCCACTGCTGGTGGTGAACTAGGTTCTGCGAACGTGAATCCCTTCGTTGGGTTTGTGTTCGGTCTTGATGATATTGCGAAGTCAGAGTTTGACTTCACCCAAACTTTTGATTATAAGTTTGTGGGTGGTCAGGCATTCAACCCCTATCTTGGTGGTCAAACTGATGCCGATATCATCTTCATGCGTACGGATCTTTCGACTCCTGTTTGGGGCAATGCCCTCGTTGGTGCATTGACTGTCAAGCAGAACTATGCCGTAGATCCGGGTGAGCAACAGCTGTTCGTTGGTCCTAGCATCACTTGGAAGCCAACCAGCACCGCCACCATTGACTTTGGCGTTGATCTTCCAGTGTGGCAAGATCTCCAAAGCTTCCGTCCTGAGAACAACTGCGTTGTCTCTGGCGGCATTACTATCAACTTCTGAAAGGAGTAGAACATGGCTAACGAAAAGACTTGTCCTATGGCAAATGCTTGTGTATTCTGCTGGCGCAATCCGCGTCACTGGTACTTCCTGATTGCCACTCTTCCGTTCTTCGTAGCGGGCGTTCGTTTTGTTGCTGATCTATTCGGCAACGTCATTCCTGCTGCTAAGTGAGAATGATTACATCTTGGACATTGGGGGGAGAAATCCCCCCTTTGTTGTTTATAGGGATTGACTTGCTTGAGATCTGTGGTACAATGTACCTAGAATTCCCGTAGCTCAATGGATAGAGCAACGGTTTTCTAAACCGTTGGTTACAGGTTCGAGTCCTGTCGGGAATGTTTGCGGGCGTAACTCAGTTGGTAGAGTGATAGCCTTCCAAGCTATATGTCGAGGGTTCGAACCCCTTCGCCCGCTCTTGTTCGGAGAATAAATACTATGGCTCGTATAAAACTTTTACCATGGAGGTACACAATGTTTGGATTTGGATCTAGAAACACTTCGTATGCGTTTTTGGCTGCTGCTGTTTTTCTCATTGCTGCTGGTAGCGAGTATCATGTTTATGCAGCTATTTGTGGTGCGATCGCTCTTCTCATGGCTTACATGAAGATTGCTGAGGTTGAGAAGGATCTTGATCGTGCGTTTAACGGTCGCGATATCGATGATCGTGAACGTTATGTCACTGACGAGATTCGTGATATTCGTCGTGAAATCGGCGATCTTCACAATCGCGGTCCTCGCAAGTAATTATCCGCCCGGAAAACCGGGCACACGCTCCCATAGATTAACCGGCTAAATCCCCGCCCTTTCAAGGCGGTGACTCGGGGTTCGAGTCCCCGTGGGAGTATTGATCCTTCATAGCTCAGTTGGTAGAGCGTCGAGCTGTTAACTCGAATGTCGTTGGTTCGAGCCCAACTGAAGGAGTTGTATATGATGGAATTTAAAAAACCAATACCAGTTGTAGTTGAGGGAAGCAAAGAAGGTTACGCTCTTTACGCTTCGGACAGCGGTACTTTCGAAAATGATATTTGGTGTGTGATGTTATGCGATGGTGGAACAATTCGCCATTATAGAACAGACCAAATTAAAATTCATGCAAGTGGAACATTAGGTCTGTCAAAAGATAGATTTGAACCTACATAAAATTGATATTGTTGATCCGGAGAAGAAAGGCGAACAGCACGGGGGTTCGAATCCCCCCGGTTCCATTCGACGGGACCGATAGGCTTCGACTGGCGTTGAGTAGGCAAAGGGGAGATATCCGGGACCGGCAACGGGTTCCGTAAACAACGGTTGCAAATTTAATTGCCAACAATCTGGCAATGGCTGCTTGAAGCAGTGGGGAGTGGCTTCCCGCATCTGAATTTGCCCGGAGTCCGCAAGGACTCCGTTTTCATAAATACTTATGCCGCTTAGGACCGTCAGGGTGCAACACCTCCCGTTCTGGGGGGTGTTGCCTTATACAGCCTCTGTAGTGGTTTCTGTTGTACCAGTGTTTGTAGAGTTTCTTACTGCAGAACTTATTATTCTACTTATGGAAGTTTTTCTAGTTGAAGTACCGGTTCTACTTTGAACAGTTGTTCCATTCATCGAAGAATTGCATTCTGCACCATATGACCAAACATAATTTGATGCACCCTTTTCGGCACTTCTTATTGCACATTGATTTTCATTGTGATTATCATAGCAAAAACTAGATCCAGTTAAAAAAGATAAAGTACATGAACCTGTATTATTATCTTTTGCTTTTTCTGAATTATTAAGATCAAATGGTCCACTTTGTATCAATTCTATTAAAATAGGATTTCCAAATGCAACTTCATTTGTTAATTCTTCATTAACAATTAAAGTTTCAGATCCATCTGAATTTTTTGATAATGATATAACCTTGAATATTTTATCGTTATATGAACTTCCAGTTATCTTTATTAAATCGTTTGGATATATTCCAAATTTAAAAAAAGATATAGTTTTTTCTGACAACAAACTGTTTGTTATTACATATTTTAAATTTGTGTTTTTTGGAACAGATGCTGTACCTATTTGAGGAATAGAAGTAAAATATTTATTTTCGTATATTGTTATTCTTTGATTCAACGATGTTAATGTAACTGGTCTTGCTATTACAGCATTTCCAACTAGTCTTATCAAAGAATAAGTTCCGGATAAATCTGCCGCGGTCGCAGAAGTTTCTATTAAAAAACCACCTTGACTAACAGTAAAATTTGTTCCGGGTGCCATTTCAGAAAATATAGATCTAATTAATTCTTTATCATTTTCATTTTTAGATTGACCATAATCAAAAATTACTCTACTATAATCAAAGGAAAATGATATGCTTGGAACAGAAGAAAGAAAGTTAGATTTTTGAATATCATTTTCTTTTGTAGTCTGAAAGCTAAGCCCAGAAAAGACACCACCTCTAGTTACTATTTGCACTAGAGCAGGAGTCTTTCGTTGTTTTGCTTTGTAATTTGAGCTTAGCATTTATATTGACATTATACCCAAAGCATTTGTGTAAGTTTGATTTGCATATCCTGAATCTACACTCTTTTCTATAATTTTAGCATATATTCCAGATACCGAGACTGGTAAGAACACACTTTCACCCGGATCGAGATATAAGCTAAAATTAAATCCTCCAGTTGCTCCCGCAGTTCGCGTTCCTATTCCAATCGTAACCGGTGGTGGATCATTAGTTGATCTTAAGTAAGTTAGATTCTTTATATGAGTTCCTTGAATTGGAACTAAATTTAAATCGTTTGGATTTGCTATAAGTTTACCGGCAGTATCATTGGCAGCTAAAGTAACAAACCAATTTTTCATTGATGTGGTTTGTGCAGTGTCGTTTCTGACTTTAACCGGGATAGAGGTGTTTAATTTATTGTTTATGGTATTTACTGCTGTCTGCATAGACGCTATATTAACACCAATAGACGCAGTGTTGCCAGATCCACTTGCACCATGCAAATATTTGTACATATTAGAAGTGGCTGCAATATCAACAGTCGGACTGTTTATCACTTGTACTGGTTGCGTCCCTTCAAAAGTGACAACCATATCTCCAGAATTTATACCGGCATTTGATTTTGCGTAAGCCTTTGTTCCTCTGATTACAACCGGTGTTGGATTTGTCTCAGATATCCAAGTTGTTCCCTGCATTCTTAATATGTCACCCGTTGCATTTTTTATCCAGACAATTGGCGACAAAGTTGCGTCTATGGTAATACCAGCATTTGTCACATGCACTTTTAATGCATCACCACTAGAACCCAATACAGTTCCTCCGGCTGAAACAATATATGTTGAATGTGTCAATCCACCTTGTGCTGGAGATACTTTAACTACGTCATCAGTGGCATTTAGATTCCACCCACGGGTTGTTCCTATCACACCAAATACTCTTACACTGTCTGTTGCATGTGAGAGTCCTCGTCCTCCAGTGACCGCAACTGTGCCGGTTATACCAATGTCTCCAAGTATTCTAACAGATCCTGTGACTGCTAGTGGGATTCCGTTGGTTATACCTTGTACTGCTCCACATACCCCTATAGGACCTCCTGTGCCACCATTGACATACAATGGAGTGGAGTATGTGTTTTGAACCGTGAATGATCCCAATCCAAATACACCACCTGTAACTACAGTTCTATTTGGATCACCGGTAGATCCATATATCCTTACAGGAAGAGGTGTATTTGTATTTACTTTATATGTGTAATTGTCATCTCCCCAGCTAGTTTTAAATATTTGAGCTTGGGCTGTGGCACCGTCATTTGTAAAAATATCAGAGCCTATTAGGGCAGTTCCATCAGCGGTGGTTATTAAAATATTATCTGTTTCATCTGCCATTAAAATTTCTCCGAAAATTTGAGATCATACCTATATATTCTACTTTTTTATGGTACAATATAAACATGATAATAGACTTAAAGAATAAATTCTCAAGAAGTGTAGAACTTTATGTTGAAAAATGGAAAGTTCCTTATATAGATGCTATTTTGGCTCTTTGCGAAGAGTATAAAGTAGAACCTGAAGGAATTGCAAAATTTTTAAGCAAACCCTTAATAGAAAAGATCAAAATGGAAGGTCAATCCTTGAATTTGGTATCCAAGGAAAAAAGTAAACTTCCTTTTTGACTTGACATTGTTTTAAAATCTGATACAATACAGCCATAGGCCAAGGTAGTCCCTTGGGAAAGGAAACTTATATGTCATTTAGTGATTTCAAGAAAAAGTCAAAAAACAGTATTGAACAACTCGCAAAGAAACTGGAACAAGATATCGGAACCAAGAAGGATTTCAAGGATGACCGATTTTGGCGACCGGAGCTGGATAAGACAGGAAGTGGTTACGCTGTAATTCGCTTCCTCCCTGCAGTTGAGGGAGAGGACATTCCGTGGGCTAAGATTTATAGTCATGCCTTCCGTGGAAAGGGAGGATGGTTTATCGAGAATTGTCCCACTGCTATCGGTCAGAAATGTCCTGTTTGTGAAATTAACAATGAACTGTGGAATTCCGGTATCGAGAGCGACAAGAATATTGCTCGCGATCGTAAGCGCAAGCTTAATTACATTTCGAATATTCTTGTTGTTTCAGATCCAGCAAATCCCCAGAATGATGGGAAGGTTTTCCTTTTCAAGTATGGGAAGAAGATCTTCGACAAGATTCAGGAAGCCATGAAGCCCGACTTCCAAGATGAGAATCCGGTCAATCCTTTTGACTTCTGGGGCGGTGCTAACTTCCGCATGAAGATCCGAAATGTTGCCGGATATGTCAACTATGATAAGTCCGAGTTTGATTCCACATCTGCTTTGTTTGATGGGGATGACAAGAAGCTCGAAGTTCTTTGGAAGAAGCAATATGCACTCAAGGAATTTATCGATCCATCGAACTTTAAGTCATATGAAGACTTGAAGAAGAAGGTCAATAACGTTCTGGGTTCAAATATTCGTGATACCAGCACGAATGATTCTACTGTAGAGGATGATATGGATGAGGTTGTTCCTCAAAAGTCGTCTTCAAAGAAGACAGCAGCATCGGATGTCGATGATGATATGGATGCTATGTCATATCTAGAAAAGTTGGCAAACGAATAATCAGGCTATATAGCTTCTCCAACTAGGAACAAATGTTGAATGCATGAGCACCTCATCAAGGGTGCTCATGCTTTTTATTGTAAAATTATTAGAAGATGGTGGTGGAGAATTAATAGGAGCAGACTCTGTTGGGATAGTCATTATTTGTTTCGTATTTGAATTAGATTTAGTTTCTTTTTCTTTATATGATGTCAACTGTATCAATTCTTTCACTCTATCCATTTCTGGATCTGCTTGAACTTTTAATCTTTCTGTTTTAGGATTATTATTGATATCAGTTCCAACTTCAATCAAACTCTGTCCTGTTACGACAGCTTCTCCCCCCGCCGCAAAAGTAGGTATTTCTTGATTTATATTTTCAAATTTAATCATATTAATTCCATTTTTAATAAACCTTTGAGGTTTCTTGACGGAATTGATATTTTCTGTTTTACTATTTTGATTGATATTTAAATATTGTTTTGGTGATCTGGCATCAAATTCATTTTCAGATATCTGTAAATTATCATATAAATTATTTTTGTAATTTGAAATTGAAAAATTTTTATCTGTTGAACTACTTTGTGTGTTTGTATTGTTGTTTATTAGTTCTGTCTCACTGTATTCGCGATCATTATTTGTCAAGTTGGTCTGTGTGTATCTGGGATTGTTGTTTATTAGTTCTGTCTCACTGTATTCGCGATCATTATTTGTCAAGTTGGTCTGTGTGTATCTGGGATCGTTGTTTGTTAAATTAGCTTGACTATAACTAACATTATTTTTAGTATTGAAATTTAAATCCGTTATTGCTTCGGCAGAAGAATTATTTTTACTAACATTTAAAAATGATTTATTTTCAATGTTTTGTGATGAATATGGATTTGTATTTTGTGTTGTGTCAATATTATATGATTTAACATTTTTTACAGTATTTGTTAAATACGGATTTACAGTTCTTGAAATAAAAGTCGGACTGAATATTTTTGCTTGATTTGTAGAATCTGTGTTGTTTAGTATAGAACTTTCTTTTTGAACGCTGTATATGTTTTTTGAATCTAATTTAATTTTTTGATTATCTACATTAGTATTTGTATTTGTATTTTTTACATTTTCGCTAAAATTATTAGTACCAAATACTTTCGTTTCATTTGAACTTGAATTTATATTATAATTTTTACTTTCATTATTATTTAATAAAGTATTATTTTTTTGTGTGATGGCTGTTAATTCATCTAGTTTTTTATCTATAGATGATGTGTTATTTTTTCTATTTTGTATTTTATTTTGTTTTTCTGCTTCAGCCTCGGGGGGCAGTTCACTCTTTACAGCAAAAAAAGAAATTTCTCTTGTCTTGGGTGAGGGAGAAGCTATTTGGAAAGATCTTTTTTTCTTTCCTAATGGTAATTTATTATGTGGTTGATCTTCGTTTTTCATTTTGTTCCTTTATGAATTGCCCCAGTTGTCCAACATAAATTTCTCTTTCCCATGGAATCATGTTCTCTATCTCACTCAAAGACCATTTATGAACATGTGTTAATACAAATATCAATTTAAAAAATTGAGATAAGCTTATATGGCTGAGGCTAACTCGAAAAAAGAGTCTAATCCTTTTATTACTATTTTTCTTTCTACCCCATCGGATGTGAAATATTTTAATTCATTTTCTATTCTGGGTATATTATTAAAAAACTTGACAATTTCTTGATACTGTTTTTTTGTTAAATAATCAAAAAATTCAAGTATTTCATTCTTGGTTGTGTTTTCTTTATTGTAAGAGTTATCTTCGGTTTGAAGTTCATGAAAACAATGATAAAATAATTCTTTTTCTTGATCTTCTTCTTCAGTTGTGTTTAACAAATATGAAAAAGTTGGTGATTTAAGTATCAAAGATATTTTGTCATTTAGTTTTATTTTGTTGTTTTCTTTTTCGGAAAATATTTCCTTAAAATTGTCTATGCTGGTTTTTAAAACTATTTTTTCTTCTGTGTATGGACATACTATTCCAAATTTAAAATTTTCTTCTATTGATTTTGATCTTAAATGTAAGAAAGCTTTTTCTATATCAATTATTTCTAATGATTCAATATTTTTAAGTCCTTCATAACATGATTGTAAAATATTTTTAATTGAAAGATATAATTGATTTTTTTGTTTTTGATGTTGGGCCAACAACAAGACTTTTTCTTCTTTGACCGTCATGGGTCTAAATTTTACTCTTTGTTTTGATCTTGGGAGTGTAATTTCATATTCTGGAAATGTACTTTTTATTAATTGATTGATCATAATTACCTTTCATTATCCTAAAGTAGAACTGTGTGACACAGTAAACGACAAATTCATAGTTTGATATCCGGGTTCAACTGCAGAAAATTGGAATGGAAGAATTTTTTCCAGATAGCATCTATTAAAAATATATTGATTAGTTGAAACACCATCAGATCTGTTGTAAGATCTTACATGTATATTTAATTCATTTTTAACATCATATGCTGCAAAATAAGGAGTCTCTGGAGTTCTCCATTGAGAAGAAAAGTATGAAGTTTGATATCTGTTTAAAAATGATAACAAATTATTACCTGATTGATTAAGAGGAGTGTCTAATCCTTTTGAAGGAACCATGAATGTCATTATCAAAGGCTCATCAAATCTTATTCCAGAAGGACTTTTATATTCCGGATTTCCTCTCCAATAATTGTCTAGATAAAAGGTATATCTGGGTCCGGGCACTTGCATGTCTATTAAATAGGGATCACAAACAAATATAAATCCAAATCCGTATATTGTAGCACCATACCTAGTTTTGTCTTGTAATCCATTTTTTCCTATCGAAGATACCAGACGAGAAATTGAATGATCTGCAGAATCTCCCCATCCATTATCTTTTGCTTGTCGAACAGCATTAGTTGCTGTGTTTACAACCGACGAGCTTACGTTTTGTAGTATGTTTTGAAATGTGCTCATTTGATGTGTAACTCGTCTTCAGTCAAGATTTTAAAAGTCCATCCTTTTTCCTCACATAATTTATTGGCTGACTTCCATTTACACTTATTTATAGCGTAAGTCATCATGTCTTGAGGATAGCTTTTTCTCTTTTTGTTTGCGGGTTGAATTGTTTGTTTCTTTGGTTTTATTTCTATGATATATGTCTTTATATCATTTGTATTCTCGACTACCTCAAAGAGAAAATCTGGGTAGTAAAAACACACTTTGTTTTTTATAGGACAAAGGTATGGAATTCTTAATTCCTCACTGGCCCAACGCAAAATAGAACTGTTCTCATCCAAATATTTACAGAACTTTCTTTCCCAGAGAGACCTGCATATAATATTTGTTGGGTCGCCTATATATTTTGACGGATTTTTTGGTATATATTTTGTTTTATAAGCCATTCGGAGGTTATGTATACATGGGAGTAGCAGTACCCAGCTCTTTAGGTAGATATTCAATGACATCTACTCCATTTTATTTAGTGTTGTATGCTAAAGAGAGTCATTTATTTAATGCATGGAGGGGTGAGGCTGTTTCTAGGGATTCTGTAATAGCAGACTCCAGTTATCAATTTATACTTCCATTACCAGAAAAAAATCTATCTGTTTTGACTGCATTAAAATTCAGTGAAAGTGCAAATAGATGGCAGGCATATAATAAATTTGATTCCTTAGAGAGAAAATTAAAAGAAGTTGGTGTTGAAGCGGCAGGAATTATAGGTGAAGGTTTTGCCGAAGCCGTCGAAGCGGCATTGGTAAAAGGGTTTGGTGATGCTAGCGTTCCGATGGATTACACCGCAATATCAGTCTTTGGTACGCAAAAAAGATCTTTTAGATTTAGTCTTGAACTTTTTTCTGCAGAAAACAGAGATTCAGAAGATATTAATAGGTTTTGTAGATTGATGCATGGGTTGTCAACTATAGTTCCTACCGGTGACGATGTTTTAAAAACACCAGCAATATTTACATTTCAAATTTGGTCAAATATATTCAATAGACCAACAGATGTAACATCATATTGGTATCCAGACCCACAAGGGTGTGCCATGATATCATTTAATAATACTCCATCAGATTTTATTCAAACATTTGATGGTAAAACTTCAGCAAGACAAATAATAACAATGGATTTAACGGAAATAGAACCAATAGCATACAGCAGAACAGACAATGCATTCGTACCCACATGGGCGAATGCGAATCCATAATAGGAGATCAGTGTTGAAATATTTTCAGGGGTTTGAAAAATTAAATTACACTCTCGATAATGAAGAACTTTCTTTAATGAATATCTTCAATCGTCCTTATATAAATTATTCTTTCGATCCGTCATACATTAATGATTCTACAACATTCATAGAGGACGGAGTGTCACCAGATAAAGTTTCTTATATGATGTATCAGACTCATGATTATTTTTGGATTATTTTACTACAAAATAAAATCATAGATTATTATAAAGAATGGCCAACAGCATATCAAGTGTGGAAAGACGAATTATATAGTGTTTATTCAGAAGAAACATTTTATGACAAATATTATAAAACAGCATTGACTGCATCGAAAGGAGATTTAGTTGTCAAAAGAATGAATAGTGGTGCTTTAGATTCTAGTAATTATGGGGTGATTGTAGATACAAATTTATATCTCAGATCTTTTGATGTTACAATGTTGAGTGGAAAAATAGAAGAAGGAGATAGTTATTATATTCTCAAAAAGGACGGTAAATATTACAATTATATCGATCCAACATCAGATACTTTAATAAAACCTTTAAACGAACTAGAGAATCCTCTTGTTTTATTAAGAAAAGATAAAAAACTTGATTCGGTTTCAGATTTTTATGGTTATTTCACATATAATGGTGCAAAAATGTTTGTATCTCCATATAACGATGTGACAAATATAACATCAACTTTAATATCATTTTCAACAGATGATATATCAGATTATCCTAACACTTTACTTTATAGATACATGACAAGAAATTTACCATCTAATTATTTTTCAAGATCATTTGTAGATAAGTTAGAATCTGAATGGATTTTTAGAAAAAATATAAAAACAATAAATCAAAAACATTTAAGAGAAGTAAAAAAACAATATCTCAATTTCGTATATGGGACTGAATAATTATGAGCGACAGGATAAAGGAAATACCACAATCCGAAATTTCCTCTCTTTACATTCAAAAGAGAGATAGATTAGGAAAAAATATAGGAGATCCAGTATATTTAATAGGATCCCCAGATTCCTTTGGTCCAAGAGGAAATAAAAATGCTGGTAGCATATTTCCAGTGTTTACTTATTTAAAATTAACAGAAGATTTATTTTCTCCTGCATTGAGTGGTTCTATAGGCTTAATGGATAGAAATAGACTAATAGAATCGATGGAGCTGACTCCACTTGATTTAGTTGTAATAGATTTAAATCAAGATGGAATAGAAAAACCAAAAAGAATATATGGTTCTATAATTTCTTATTTTCAAAAAGATAATGAAAGTGATATAGCAGATTTAGCAAATCAAGATCCTCCAAGAAAAGCAGAAATAGATTTTGCATCAAATGAATTAGTGTTGTCAAATTATACACAATTTGGTTATTTGGATCAAGATTTTATAGGTCCCATATCAGGAGAAAATGGATTAGTCCAACATCTTTCTAGTAAAATTGTTGAGAAAAATTCCACTGAATTTTCTTTAGCAAAAGAAATAAAAGCAGATGAAACTTATAATTGGATATATCTAAAGAAAAACCATGATTATTATCCATGGGGAAAACCATCCAGTTCGGTTAGATTTTTTCAATTGATGAATTTTTTAATTGAAAATTCTGTAGATAAAAATAATCCAAATGCTGCAAACTTTGTATTTTGGCAAGATATAGACGGATGGAATTTTCGTTCGATTGAATCTATAATATCAGAATATGAAAATAAAGAACTTGATTCATTCAAGTTTACTATGAATGATATAGACGGAAGAAAAATATTAAAAATGAATATGAATGTCGATGGAGATCCAGAAACAGATTTTCTTAGATTAGTCGATTCATATGCTTTCGGATCTTATTATGTTTTCATAGAACCCAAATATGAACAAGATCCATATGCAAGATACTTGGACACACACGATTCACATGAAATAAGGACTATAAAGTATAGTTACATAAAAGATCATGTAAAATGGAAATCCATAGAAAAACACCCAATAGTAAATGAAAATGAGTATCTTGAAAAATGGGAACAAAATAAAAAGACAGATGAAAAATATGGTTATTTTGAACCTAATTTTTTCAACCGTAAAAAGAAAGTTTCATGGGAATATTACGGATATACTCTTTCTTCGAGAAATGAAGAAACAACATGGCAAACTATGTTCGATATAACGGACATGGATGGTGAAAATTTAAGAAAGATTCAAAAAGAGATTAAAGAACCTTTGGCAAAGAAAAAACAAGAATATGCCAAAAAAATGAATCTCAAAGAAAAGTGGAAAGTGTATAGGTGTTCAGTTTGCTGTGCAGGTTTGATGGAAGATGGGTCTATGGGGACCACTTTGCTAAACCAATTGTCAACGTATGAGATAGTATCCGCTGGTTCTTTCACGGATGTTTTAAATTATGACGCAGCCAAGATAAAACCAAACAGTGAAAATCCATTTGAAAGAAGTGGAATAACATTAAGCTATAATTTAAATGAAACTCCATTTAGTCTAAGTTTGGGTGAGTTTTTCAATCTACAAAGAAATCCAGATATATTCACAAAATATAGATTTGATCTTGAAATAAAAAGATGTGAAAAACTTCTTGATATATTACAAAAGAACATTCAAGCTAGAAACAACAGAATTTCACAATATGAAACTGCACAAGAAGTTTACAAAGCAGCATGGAATGAAAAAGAAGAAGTCTGTCTTCAATCTTCATGTGCAGAAACACAGTGTGTCTGTCCATCCGAACATTTTAGCCTGACAGAGAAAAAAGTCGATTCTATTATTGACGATCACAATATATTAAAGAATCACGAACAAAACATACTTAATTTACAAGATCCCGTATCCATTCAGGCAGCAATTGAAAGATTGAACGCTTTGAAATTGGAATTTCAGAATTTATACGAAAGCTATTGGAATAGAAGAGCATTTTTCTTTTCCAAGAATATAGATTACTCTTTCTTGAAATCTGGCAATAATTTATTCAATGTAAAAAGTATAAAGAGAATGCCGATTCGAGGAAGCAAATATGAAAAATTTGCAACTAGAAAGGCATTTGCTGGATACACTCTAGAAAATGGCTTGACATCTTCTTATGATTATTCTGTAAATAAAGATTTATGCGGAGTTACTCAAAACGCAAATCCTTATTATGATAGAAAATATTCTAGTGCAGATAAGGCAGACTATTGGGAATCTTTTGAAAATCCATTATCAAAGTTTCCATATACTGAAGGAAATACTCCACCGAAAGGTCCTATATGGTATAGGAATTGGAAAGTAAAGTATAAGTACATAAAGACATCTGATTATTGCATCAATAAACCTCAATCTGATTGCTGCAATGGATTGGTTGACATATGTCAATGCAGTTGTGGTGTTGCAAGAGATGCTAGATGTAATCCTGAGCCGGGAGCATATAGCGGCACTCCTTACTGCAGTGAATATGGGGAACTTGGGGTGGATTATGCATATGGCCCATGTGAAGGCAACCCATTCCTAGAACAATGCAATGCTATGCCCACTGTGTCTTGTATTTTTTCAGAAAATACAAGTCCTCCAGATCCCATCTGTTCTTGGTATTATGCAGGTAATATAACTCAAGGTTGTTGTGATGATTTTGATGTTTCTCAAAGTTTTCCAGATGATGTTTCTTTGTGTCAATATTTACAGACTTTGGTTCCAAATTGTAGTCAGGTTGGAACGTTATGGGAAAGAGTTAATTGTGATGGTATTCTATCTGGTACACCGGGATCGTCCGGATCAACAGGATCTACAAGTCCACTAGCGGCAATACAGGCAACTTCCTCTTCCTGTGATTTCAATAGAAATACTCTTTCTGTGTATGAATCAGAACAGGAAATGTATTTTGAAACATTCTCTAATGCAAAAGACAGCATAACTTTAACAAATTCTACACAAGTATATGGGTATGCAGTTGCTAAATTGGAAAAGGCGTGTAGCGACGAAGAGTTGTGTGATAGAATAGAAATAATAGAGATAACCCCAGTAGCAGATGAACCGCAACTTTTACACCCGTGGGCAGCAGATGAATTAACATCGGGGTTTAACAATGACGATTACATCGAATACAAAAAATCAGCATCTCTTTTTGAAGATGATCTTTCAGATGTAATTCCACCGGCTTTAAATCTAGAAAGTATGGAGAGTTATGTGAGAGTCGAGTTCTCCTCTCCAATCGGTTTGGAATCTCTTAAAGAATTCCCCGAGGGATTTATAAACACACCGGGATCGGAATATTTCTTGCCATATATTGTGTTGTTAACTGCAGGTCCATTTGGAGCAGAAGCAGCAAAAGCAAATGTTTCCGTAATAGGACAAGATCCTTATGGATTTGATATTGCAGTAAAAAAGACCAAGAATAAAGATGATTTTGCAAAAATGAATCTTCATGATTCGGGTGCAGACTCTTCATTCACAAATTCATGCACAGCCTTTTCTACGGCATCTTCTTGGTTAAGACATGCACAAAATGTAATGTTCTATAAACCAAATGCAAATCACGGTGATATATTTGTACCCGTTGGAATACAAGATATTTTTGCTGCATCATCTCTACAGAGAAGTGTCCCAGTAAAGACATGGTGGGACCTTTGGGTTTCTTTGCCACCAATGGCAATGAGTAGTTATTACAACAGAATATATGTCAATGAAGCAGATAGAGGAAAGGTTCCATTCTATGAAGAAGGTGCCATTGCAGGACAGCCCAAAACAGTTCTACCCTCATCAGACATAGGAAATTATGAAGGCTGGCCAATTTTCATATTACCCAACACCGAAAATATAGTGGCAGGAGCATATCCGGGAAATGCTGCTATCGTACCAAATGAAGCAGTATCGGATAGTGAATTAGCGGTGGGAGAATTTGAAATTAAACTGTCTCCAAATCAACAGGTTATTTCTTCGAGAGGAGAACCAGAAAGATATCTGTCAAACGATCCATCAAATGTAAATTATTATTTTGCAGACTTCCCCGGTATTACACAAATCAATCAACAAAAGCAATATCCAGTTATTTCATACCCTGTTGGAACAATGATTTATGGTGGAGCAGGATTTACAGCCGGACAAGTTTGGAAATACGATTCATCACGATTAACTGAATATGGTATTGTTCAGTTAAGTTCGGATTCTATTCCTTCTATATTGAGTTTGATGGGAAGTGTTGGTGCCAATATACAAGATTTACAGAAGTATTATAATTGGGTAAATGATAAAATTTTGGATTGGTATCAAAATACTATTTTTGACAATAATTTTTCTGCTCAGTTTGTAGTGTTCTCGAAACAATCTACAACATCATGTAAAGAATATCCATGTGCAAACCCAGAAGGATTTGTTGACAATTCTACTTGCCCTGCAGAAGACCCTTTGTGTAACTGTCCTTGCCAAGAGCTTAGACCGGACAAGATAACCAAAGTCAAAGATAGATTTACTGGAGCAATGGTTCCTGCTTCTACAGCCAACTTTGGACCAGAACCATCGTCTTTGGAATTAAGAAAGCTCAAAGAACAAACGAATGAATGTAAACTTATAAAAGAAGTATTAGGAGAAGAATGGTTAGGTTGTGTCTGGGATAATCCAGAAAGCCCCTATAACTGTAATTGTCCTTGTATAGGTAAGAAGTTCTATGATTATATGAAGTACAATCAGTTGTATTCCACATTCTGGAATACTCCTTTAGAGACACCCTTATACAGAACTGCACAAATGAATTTGCTTCTTTCTAATAAGATGTCCATACTGGTGACTGGAGACTTAAATATAAAACCGGGACAATTGATATTTTTAGATACTATGTTAAAAGACTCAAAAGAAACTAAACAAAAAAGAATGTATGGTAAGTGGTTAGTTTATAAAGTTGAGCGTGCTTTCTTGAATAAAAATCATATGATGACTTTATATCTGTGTAGGGATTCATCTAGCAAGGAGAGCTCATGATAAACAGTAATAATCTACAAAAATTATATAATGACGTAGATTTTGATTTTAAAAAAAATGAAATAACAGAGGATGTCAAAACTAGATTGGGGATAAACTCAATATCACAGTCTATAAAAAATATAATATTGACATCTAAAAAAGAAAAGCCATTCAATAATAACCCATGGTATGGTGCTTATGATAATTTATTTGAAAATTATGATCCATTTTTCGTTGTGACTGCTAAATCTAAAATGGCAAGTAGCATAAACATGCTAGAACCCAGAGTTATTGTTTCTCCAAATGACATCGAAATAACCCAAAAATCTGATTTCAATATCGAAATAAATATTAAATATAAAGTAAAAAATCCCGGAATAGAAAATATGTCGTATACTCAAACATTGACATTGGAGATAGGTGGACAATAATGGCAGAAAACATAAAAATATCAGACTTAAGTTTTGATGCGATAAAACAGTCTCTTGTCGATTACATGAAGACCACTGATACTTTTAAGAGTTATGACTTCTCAGGTTCTGCTTTATCTACTCTGATTGACTTGTTGACATATAATACATTTTATTATGCTTTTTATTCAAATATGATAGCAAATGAAATGTTTTTAGACACGGCACAATTAGAAAATTCTATGATATCTTTGACCAAACCTTTGGGATATCTGGTTTCAAATTCTGCTTCTTCTACTGCTACCATAAGAATGACAAATTTAAATTTAAACCAAGACTTGTCATATTTTTCCACTTTTAGAGGTTATGACAAAAATGGAGCCGCATATTATTTTTTCAATATTGACGATGTAAAAGTAAACACTGTTGTACAGGGCGAATCTGAAACAGGAGAAACCAACTATTTTAACATTTATGAAGGAAAGTCTAGAGTTTTTAGACAAACAGTGGACGTTTCGATAACAGGACAAAGTTTTTTCATCGAAGGAAAACAAGTAGATCCAAGAACTATTGTGGTTGAAGTATCGACAGATGGAACTAACTTTGAGCGATGGGTAAATTATTACACAGAACCAGACACTGTAATAGATTCATCGACTAAAGTTTTCTTCTTGGAAAGAAAAGTATCTGGATATAATGTGATGTTTGGAAGGCAATCGTCCACCGATGTTTCTTCGGCAACTGTTGGGAAGACAATAGCAGATACAGATCTGGTACGAGTTTCTTATTTGATTGCTTCTGGTGAAGCATCAAATGATATTTCATCGTTTGAATTTGTATCCGATTCTCTAGGAAATTCTGTGACTACTGCCACCACAGATATAGCTGTATTAGTAGAATCAAAAAATGGTAGAAGCAATCCGGATATTGAAGCAATAAGATTTTTTGCACCTAAAACATTTTCTAGGCAAAATAGATTAGTTACCAAAAATGATTATTATGCTGTTCTAAATGAATTGGGATATGGATCTGGGTCTAATCCAGATTTTGATTATAAAGTATTTGGAGGAGAAGAGGCAACACCACCTTATTATGGAAGAGTTTTTGTGTCTATAATAGATTTAAATCCAACAGATCTGGAAAACTACACGGATATAAATCAGGTAAATCAGATAATGTCTATCCTAAAAAATCAATCCGTGATAAGCATCTTGCCAGAATATATCCCACCAGTTGAAATAGACATGAAGTTGATAGTAAACGGAACCCTTTCAGGGGCACTTCAGTCTACTATAAATTCTGCAAAGTCGTCTGTGAAAGCGGCTTTGATGGAAAAATATGGAATAAGCAAATTTAATAATCATTTTATCGAAGACGAAATAAGAGATGTAGTAAGGCAACAAATACCAGAAATATCCTTAAACGATGAAAATATTTTCGTTTATGCCAGAGCATCGGTTACTACAAACAACGATGTTAAGAGGGTTAATTTTAAAAATAAAATTGCAACAAATGTGCAAGGAAACGTGTCAATAAATCTCACTGATTATATCATCAGAGATATTTACTCCTCTGCAAAATTGTACAAATACGACTCAGATAATGTTTTGTTGGAAAGCACAGCGATCGGAGAAGTAGACTATGAAAATGGCGTTGTGACATTGTAT